ACTTTGTTGACAGCTTTATTACTGGACCGTTGAACAGCTTAGAACGTGCGCTTGGCCTTGACCTGCAAACGCCATTGCGGCGCAAGGTTTCCGACGGCTTGCGCAAGATGTCTCTGGAATACACAGCGACAGCACAAGAGGCATCGGCAACCGCAAGGCAATTGTTTGCATCGACAACCGCAACATCAACAGCGTTTGAGGAGTTTACAACAAAAATTGCGGAAACAGCCGAAGAAGTAAACGCGGCGGCGGTAGCAAGCAAATTGCTTGATAACTCACTTACTTCTACTGGAAAGTCTGCGGGCAAGACCGTGCCTAAAATAGAGGAATTAAAAACAGAAACCGAAGCGTTTAATGCGGCAATGGAAGAAGCTGCTATGACCACGGAGGATCTAGGCAAAGCAAAAGCGCAAATCCTAGTCAGTGGGATCGACAGCATGGCTGGCGCGTTTGGCGACTTTGTGAGCGGCGGGTTGAAAGACTTTAAGAGCTTTGCGTCATCTATCGTTGACACGTTCAAACGTATGCTGTCGCAAATGATTGCAATGGCGGTCAAAAATAAAATTATGATTAGCCTTGGCATGGGCGGTGGCGGCGGTGGCAACGCTGCAAGCATGGCGATGCAAGCGGCTGGCGGCGGTGGTGGCGTGGCGGGTGCGGCAGGCGCTGCATTAGGTGGCCTCGGTTCATTAGGCAGCGTATTTATGAACGGCGCGTCTGCAAGCCTTTCTGCTTTTTCTGGCGGCATAAGTGCAGGCATCGGGCAAGTGGGGGCAACGATGGCAGGTGCAACCGCTAGCCTTCCAGCTTTTGCCGCTGCGGTTGGCGCTGTTGCGGTACCATTGCTTGCGGTGGTGGCAGTATTCGCGTTTTTCAAAAAGAAGACCAAGGAACTTGATGCGGGTGTGCGCCTGACAGTCAAGGGCTTGAATGTAATGGTGGAAAGTTTCAAGAAAGTTCAAACGTCGCGGTTTTTTGGCCTGTCTAAGAAGGTGCGGACGACATTCACTTCACTAGGCGCGGCAGCCAACCCGTTAAAGCAGACAATCCGTGCCATCCAGACAAGTGTTTTAACAGCGGCGGCGTCAATTGGTGTGGGCGCTGGCCAATTTGCAAAGTTTTCCAAGCGAATTAAGATCAGCACAAAAGGGCTGTCAGACAAGCAAGCGCAAAAGGCAGTCACTGATGCGCTAAATGGGTTTTCCGACGAATTTGCTAACATGGTTCGCGGCCTGTCTAAGTTTGCAATTGCAGGCGAAGGCGCAAGCGATACGCTCTCACGCCTAAGCGCCTCGTTGCTGACCGTTAATGACGTGTTCCGTGACCTTGGATTCGGTGCTTACAACGTGTCTTTGGCTGGTGCTGGCGCGGCTTCACAGTTCGCGCAATTGTTTGGGTCGTTGCAGAACTTCACAGCATCAACCGGCGCATACTATGACCAGTTCTTTACAAACGACGAAAAAATGGCCAACGCAACAGCCCGATTAACGCAGAGCCTTGCCGCGCTTGGCATCGACTTTGTGCCACAAACAAAATCAGCGTTTCGGGATCTGGTTGATACCGCCATGCTTGGCGGCGACAGCGACCTTGCGGCGCAGTTAATTATGCTTGCGCCAGCATTCAGCGCGGTGACAGACGCCACGAACCGGCTTGCGGATGCGATTGATGCGATGAACACAAACGAAAACGCATTTGCGACTGGCGTTGATTTTCGGCGGGGCTTGTCGCGGGCTGCAAATAACATCGCTTACAGCCCAGAAAAGTCGCAGGCAGAAATGCTTGCGGAATTAAAGTCGTTGAATGCGCGTATGGATGTGCTACAATCAACATCAGAAATAACCGCCAATTCATCGTCGCAGACAGCAGAAAACACCGACTACACCAACGCCCTAACATTGGAGGCCGCAACATGACAACGCCACTGCAAATTGTTGTGCCTCTTTTAATTGCGGACGCCAACATCACGGCGTCGAATGTGGCGCTTGAAACGGCGTGGACGGCTGGCACTTATTCCCTCGGCACACAACGGCGCGTCGGGGAGCGGATCTTTGAAGTCAGCGCGGCGTCAACATCGGAAGAGCCAAGCGCGACGGCCACAGATTGGTTCGATGCAGGACCGGGCAACCGTTACGCGGCTTTTGATCGACAGGTTGGAATTGATAAATATCGTGTTGTCGAAACATTCACCAGCAATGCGGACACAATCACTTACACGCTTGAAACCTTGTCACGTATCAGCGGGATAGCGTTCTTCGGCGTGCAGGCAAGCAACATCACAATCGTTGCCACTGTTACCACCACGGGCGATGCAGCCAACGTAAGCTATGACATGAAAGACGAAGCGCTTTACGGCGGGTCATTTTGGCGCTGGTGTTTTGTGCCAAAGTCGTTTGAGCGCAAGCACATCAACTTTGACCTAAACATTCCGCAAAATTCGTCAATTGATATTACAATCACAAACACGGGCGACGTTGCAAAGGTTGCAACAATCGCGGCGGGCATTGTTTCGCAGTTTGGCATTGTCGGTGTTGGCACTGGCAAGACGCTTAAGAGCCGGTCGTTCAAAAAGACAGACGGCGCGTTGACATCGCTTTTGCAGCGCACCACGTCGTCAATTGTTTCATACAATGTCACTTTGTTAAATTATGAGGCTGGCGCGTTTTGGCGCATGGTTAATGACATTGACGGCATTGGCGCGGTTTTTGTTGCTGACGCTCAATATCCAGAATTCTCAATCTACGGCACATTATCGTCGGCAAACCCAACGGCGCAAGGTGTCGGAACATCTAAGGCCACAATAGAGGCGGAAGAATTATGACAACCCCGACAATCACACCATACCCCGGAGATTTGCCTGCGAAAGAGCAGTCAAACCCAGTTCTTGACGCAAACGTCGATGATTTTCTGACGTGGCTTAGTGACACAAACGGGCCGGAGCTTGTTACGTTTGTTACTTATGCGCAGGACGTTGCCGACAACGTGCTTGCAACGGCGCTTGCAGGCGATCTGCCACCGTTGACGGGCAAGGCTGGCCAGTTCATCCGCGCCAACGCGGCAGAGGACGGCGGTGAATTTCGCACACCTGCACAGGTGCTTGCAGCTATTGGCGCAGCCCCGCTTGCAAACCCCGCACTGACAGGCACGCCAACGGCTCCAACAGCCGCTGCCGGTACTAGTACAACACAAGTCGCCACCACAGACTTTGTAACTAACGAAATTGAGTGGACTACAACCACTATTTACGACAGCGTTACCGATGGTGACGTAAACACCGTCGAAATCACTTTTGTTGATGGTTTTGAATATATGGTGTTCGGTGACGGTTTGGGGCTGAACGAAGCCGGTGGTCTTGGTTTTAAAGTACAGATGGATGCGCAGCCTTCCAACACTAATGTGTTTGACGTGCCGTTTACGAGTGCTGGCGCTAACGAAAACAACTTTCTTCTTGACTTAAAACTTGCTCGTGTTGCTACGTCCGGTCGTGTGCTTAGTTGTTTGATTGGGAACCAAGCTGATGCAGACTCGTCTGGATTTACTGCTTCGTCTAACGGATCAATAGTTGTTTTCTCGGTTACTGACACAAGAGCTAACCCAGATAAAATAAAAAAAGTATTTTTTTATGCAAGTGGCTCTGGCGAGTTTGATCTGGGTTTAATTAAATTGATGAAGCGGAGAATCAATTATGTTTAAGATTATTGTAGACGGCTTTGGGAACAAAACAAAAGAAGCTATGACAGAAGCTGAAATTTTAGATCGTCATCCAACCGTTGAGCAGAAACGGTCCCGTATGTCTTGCACGTCGCTTCAAGGTAAGATCGCACTGGGTGCAGAAGCGTGGGCCAAGGTTATCGCATACCGTGACGAACCGGAAACGCCATTTTCAGTTAAAGTAATTATTGATGACAGCCCAGTATGGACGCGGATTAGTCAAGACATATCATTGATCGGTTGGGCTTTGGATTACACAGACGAACAGATGGACGCGCTTTTCTTGCAAGCCGCGAAGGTCAACGCATGAACAGCAATTATTCAGAAACTCGTTTGATTGGGTTTAAGCGCCTATGTGTTTTCTTGTCTTTGTCACCTGTAATTCTGCCCGTGTTTGTCCTTTACAGCGGGGTCTACTGGCTGGCGCGCAACGAATGGGACGTTGGTTGGCGACGTTGGGTCATTGCGATACCGGTGGCCGCGTTTGTAGTTATCAACACCTTGCATAATTGGTTTGTCTGCACGCTTTTGTTTTGCGAGTTTCCGCGCGAATTTCAGACAACAACACGGTTGCGGCGGTTGAAGTCACACCCTGATCCGTCGGTTCGCGAATTGGCGGATCTGATGGGCGGGTTTCTCAACAGCCAAGACCCAAACCACTATTGAAAGCAGGCATCTGATGGACGTTATTCGTGAATTTTGGGTAATCATTGCGGCTTGCGTCACTGGTCTCGGCTTTGTTTACCGAACGGAGGCCAAGGCATTGCAAAACGCTAGAGAGATTGAACGACTTTGGACGCAGCGAAAAGAGGATCTGCAATCCGCTAAAGACAGCCGCGATCGCATGGATACGCGGCTGGATGAAATTAGCGCAGACATCAAAGCGATCCTGCGCAGCATTAAGAATTGAGGGAACCGATGGACATTCCACAGCAAGCGACAGAAATCATTAAGCGATGGGAAGGGCTATGCCTTTCAACATATCTTTGCAGCGCGGGGGTGTTGACCATTGGCTATGGCACAACGGCGAGGGCTGGCGTCGGGATCGTTCCACGCATGGGGCTAACGATTACGCAACCCGAAGCCGAATGGTATTTAGAAAAAGCGCTTGTTAAATTCGCGGCCAAGGTAGACCCGCTAATTACGGCGCCGATAAACGACAACGAGCGTTCGGCGTTCCTGTCGCTGGCATACAACATCGGGCCAACTGGTTTTGCAAATTCGTCTGCGCTGCGTCATTTCAACAATGGCGACAAGGCGCGATCCGCGGCATCCATCCTGCTATGGAACAAAGAAACCAAGGGCGGTCGCAAGGTTGTGTCTCAAGGGCTTAAAAATCGCCGAGCTGATGAACGTAAACTGTTTTTGCTACCCGTTACCGCAAAGACCACCCCAAAGCCAACAGCGGCCCCCGTTGCCGGGTTCTGGGCATCAATCGCGGCGTTCTTTGCCGCATGGAAAGGTTCCAAATGAATTACGCACCAATTGCGCGGATCGTCCTGCGTTACATTATCGGCGGCGTGATCGGCGCGGCACAAGGCGACATGCTTGCGGCGGATCCTGACATGGTAACGTTTGTGGCGTTGGCGCTGGGCGCGGCTGTCGAAGGCGCTTATGCCATTGCAAAGCGGAAAGGCTGGACAACATGATCGAGGCACTTATTGGAATTACGGTTTTTATTGCGGGCGTGGCTATCGCGTTCTTTAAGGGCAAAAGCAACCAGCGGAATGAGGATGAAGTCGATGAACTCAATGAATATATCGCAACAAAAAAGCGCATTGAAGATGCGACACGCCGCGACCTGTCTGGCGCTGATGTTGATGACAGCCTGCGCGACCACGCCAAACGATAGGGCCGGGTGTGAGGCCACAGCGCAAAGTCGCGTTGATGCAGCCCAAGGCGCACTGGCCGATGGTGGGCCACAATCTAAGCGGGCGCTTAACGTATTGTTAGATCAGTTGCAAGCGTGGTGTAAATAGAGTTTAATCTGCACACGCAATAAATAAAAGGTTGAACCATGCCCACACCCCCACTAAGCGACAAGCTCGCAATTGAAGCCGTTGACGCATATTCCCGCAACAACGGCAAAGGAAACCTTGCGGCGAAAGAACTGGGCATCCATCCCAACACGTTCACAAACCGTCTAAGCGTCGCCAAATCGCGGGGCTTTCACTTGTCAGACGGCGCACGATCCGCGATGCAAGGTGCGGGGCTTAACGGCGTCGAGGCAAAGGGCGGATGGATACACAACTATGACTCGGCCACCGGCAACAAGACAGGCACGACGCGATGGGCTGCGCCGGCGGATGAAGCGGCATCGCCGGAAAGCGTAGCGGCTAAAATTGCAGATACACTTAGCGGCGTAATCTCAATTCCTGAAATTATTATGGGTTCAAGACCGCGTGAAAATGTGGTTAATTTGTTTGCAAATTCTGACTGGCATCTTGGCGCAACCATGCCCGCCGGTCAGGGCCACAGAGCCTACAACCGAGAAATAGCGGTTGATCGTGTTAAATCAGGCTTTAGCGAACTTCACGGCAGCTTGTCCCCGGCGGATACCGCAATTATCCTTGACAATGGCGACAGATTGCACGCCAACGACGACAGGGACGTGACCGTTAAAAGCGGTCACAAGCTAAAAGTTGAAGGCACGCACGGCAGCAATTTGCTTTTGTCACTGGAAACCGCAGTTTGGCAAATTGAAATGGCACTTACCACGCACAACGAAGTCATATATCAGTCAAACCCAGGCAATCACGACCCAAACATTCCACAGCCTATTTTAATGGCGTTGCAGATGCGATACGACAACAATTCGCGCGTGAAAATTGAAACTCAAGAAAGCCACGTTAGCATTTTTCAGCGTGGCCGAGTATTTATATCGTCACACCACGGTCACGGGCAAAAGCCTATGGCGCTGGCTGCAAGCATACAGCACACTTTTAGGGAACTTTACGGATTAAGTGATTTTCACTTTATGTACACGGGTCACTTGCATTCTTCAAAATCTGACACTTTTGGCGGTATGCACTGGACGCAGTTGCCTTCAATTGTATCAACAACGCAATTCGAGGAGGAAATGCAATTTGTTGATACAAGTGGAATTTACGGGGCGTCCTTTGACACAAAAACCAGAGGCAGATTTAAGGAAATAAACTTACGGCTTTAAGTTGCAAGACGGGCGGTTCACGGTTTGGTTTTAAGTTTGCGCAGCTTGATCGGCACTCCCCATTCTTGCGCGTCTAACATGCCTTGCAGCATACCGTCGCTAATGCCTTGATCCACGTAAAACACGGACGCATCGGCTTTCTTTAGCCATGCCAGCCCGGACGCGATGCCTTGCGCTCTTTCGTCTGGGTCGGTGTCGTCAAGTATGCCGGGCTGCGTGTAAAGCAAGTGCGACGCAATTGGCGCTTCGCCGCGTTCTAAGCTGTCACGAACGCAAGCCCTCGCATAGGTTTTATTGTCCGCGACGCTGCCCGCATAGGGGCTTTCTAAAATTACCAGTTTCATGGCACGATTCCTCCCTCAAAATAATTTATTTCGTCCATTTTGTAAACACGAGCAATGCCATTACTTTCGTCGTCAGATTGAAAAACAAAGCCGTCGCGCTTTCCAAAAGAATTAGTAATCACATAGCAATTTTCGACATTTCCTGTCTTTGGATTTCTTGCTCTGATCGCGCCTAATTCGCAAGGTTTATTTTCCTCACTTAATTCTGCCCCAAGGGCCATATAGCCAGCGCCGTCAACATTGCTATCGCGATGCGGGCCGTTGCGTAATCGTGCCACCTTTAGCAGCGTCATCATGTTGCACACATCGGATGCCGTCATCGGCTTGCCAAGATACGCAGACCACATTGCCGCAATGCACCCGAATGACTGTTCTGGCGTGCCATAATCGCTTTCGCGCTGGCCGTTAATCAGCGTGGAAGCCTCGTTCAATACTTCGGTGCGGGCGTTCATAAAAGTTCACCGTCCTGTTCGTAACAAGCAATTTCCCAAGCCTCTTGAAAGTCTTGCACTGCGCGTTCCTTGCCGCCTTCGCTGTGCATACGTGTTTCGTTGTATGCCAATTCGACCATTCCCATCGCAATTTCGCTTTCCGCTGCAAGTTCATAAGCTTGAGACGGTGACATGCCGTTTTGCCGCGCCTTCATAATTTCCCCGGCAAGCTGACCAAGCATCGGGCAAAGTTCCTTTGCTGTCACATTTTCGGCAAGGGCTGGCGTCATAAATGCGCACAGCGCGAGTGTTGTGATGATCTTTTTCATTTTGGTTCCTTCAGTTGGTTAAACGCTGCCATGATAGCGGCGCGGTTGTGGGCGTTGGCTGCGGCTTTGGCGTCCACTGCATTATTATGATGCCCAAACGGGGGGTCGTCTTCTATACAATCGCGCGGCGTCCACATGCCGAAACCCTCCTCGTGGCAATTTTCCACAAGATATTGACCAAACGGGTTTTGTGCTATGCAGTTTTCAGGACTGCGGCAATCCCACACCAACGGCGCAATCATATCGGGCAGGTCGGCGATTATGGCGTCTGCGGCCCCTTTGTGGTCTACGCCCCCGGTTTCATGTTCCCAGATAATTTGTGCAATTTCATCCCGCATATCCATCACACGGCCCCCGTTGCGTATAGGTAGGCCACGTAAGGCATGACAACGGCAAGGTATGCTGCGAGGAACACAGCGGCGGCTATGGTTGCGTGATATAAGGTCATTCGGTTTCCTTCGGCTTGATTGCGGCGTTAATTGCATCGGCTACGGCTTGGCCTGTGCCATGAGGCAAAAACATTGGAACGCTTGGCCCGTTGAAATTGTGTATTTCAACACAGTCAAAATCGTTTTGGGGATAAGTTTTTGCCACAGCAATTTCGATGTGGTGAATTGAAATGTTGACAGTCATGCCAACACCCCCCAGCTTAACGGTTCATAAAGGCCGTTTCCGGTTTCGACCATATCGCGGCGAAATTCCATATCTTTGCGCAGTTCGGCTTCATGGTCATAGGCTGGCGCGGGTGGCTTGGGTCGCGCGCGGTCGATTGCGGCGTAGATGTTTGCAACGCGGCCATATTGCTGCATGGTCACGTCTGGGTTGTTGCCGTGCTGTTCAATGTGCGCGATGTCATCGGCCGGCAGCGCGGGCTGCATTGCCTTTGCGCGTTTTAAATATGCTTGGTGTGTCATTGTTTTGGTTCCCTTGTTTGCTTCTATCCCTTGTATCTAGCAACCACCCCGCACTGTCAACGCCTTTTCTGCGCATAATATACGTTGCGCAGAATTGGCGTTGCTGTATAACGGGCATATGAAAAACACAAAACAAAAACTCACAAACCGGTTGCACGTTCTGATGGCAGACGACGACCGTGAAAAACTGGAACGCGCCGCTGCTGCTATGGGCGTTGGCGCGTCAACCTACACGCGCATGTTAATCATCAAAGATTATACAAAGGGAGAAAACGACAATGGGCAAACCTGAACTGAAGCCATGCCCATTTTGCGGTAGTGATGCGTATTTTGACAAGGAAACCGCTGCAATTTTAGGCAACAGGACAGGCCATAAATTTGCGATTGCTTGTAGCTGGTGTGAGATTTCAGGACCAGGAGAGCAAGAGTTTAATAAAGCAGTAATGCGCTGGAACCAGCGTTTACAATAGGAGGCGTAAGAGATGACTAAAGCAAGATTCCAGCCCTACGGTGGCGCAGGTCAACTGCCCACGGATTGCTGTGATTTCGCGGTTGTGGATACGGAAACCGGAAAAGAGGTTTGCCGCGTTTGGGATGAAGAAGACGCGCGGCGGATCGCGGATTTACTGGAAACCGCACAACCTAAATAGGAGGCAATGATGCACGATAAATTTTTACGCACCGGAATTACTGCGAAAATACGCGGCCCACTTAACGATGCAACTGGCGACACCCTAAGTTTGATGCTTGCCAGCGCTGACGTTATTGACGCCTGCGGCTATGAAATCGAACGCCTGCGCAGCGTTAACAAATACATGGCAGAGCAAATATACGGCACAAAGACTTAAAGAAAGAAAGTGACAATGACAAAAATTGAAACGCCAGACGAAACAAGCACCCGCATCAAAAAGTTAATCGAGGGATTTGAAGCGCGTTGCGCTGCGCAAGGGCATGAATGGGAACCGTCAATCTTTGGCGGCCATTACTGTCGAGCGTGCGGCGCTGCCAGCTTTGCACAAAAGGCGGCTGCCTAACCCCGCGTGGCAAGCCAGTCGTTAAACGCTTGCCACGCAGCATCGCAGCCCAGCGCCACACAGGCAAACGCGCCCGCCTGATGCGCTGCTGTTAGATATGCGACCTGTCCCGGCTGCCACGTGCTTTTGGTGCTGTCACGGCGCTTTAATTCACACACAAACGTCACACGTCCGGGCAAGATAATATCAGACGCGCCGGGAGCCATGCCTTCGGCCTTCTGCTTCGACATACCGCCAAACTGCCCCCCGCGTAATTGCTGTTCGTTGCGCGGGTGGACGGCAAGCAGTCCCCAGCTATCAGGATATTGCGTGCGCAAGCGATTGAAGAACGTTACCTGTTCAACGCTTTCCGTTGCACATTTACTGCGAAAATCGGTGTCACCATAGACACGAAACGGCAGGTCATTTAGTTTCATTCCATCACCTCGACATGATCCGGCTCGACATCGTGCGGCCTGTCGTAACCATAGACGTTATAAAATCCGCTGGCCGTGTCTTTGCG